AAGGAAAAAGCAATGCGTATTCAGAGAGCATTCGTTGAGGTTGGTGAAACTCGTAAGGAAGCTTACAGATACATCACCATCACAGTTAAGAATGTTGAGGAATCCAAAGCCGCTGAGTACATTGATTCTGTGTGTGCTAAGATGCAGGAAATGGATGAAGAGTTTGGTGCTGAATATACTGCATTGAGATGTCCTGATATTGATGAGGCAACTAAGTCTTACACAGATATGATTAGCTTCACAAAAGCTGCAGGTAAGATTGCAGTTCAGAGGCAGTATGTTGGCAAACTGATGACCAAAGCTATGGCGGCATTAAAATAAGGTAAAGCGTAAGCAAACCAAATTGTTATAGAGGAACGAGCTTGGATGAGATACTCCAGGCTTTGTTCTATTTTGGAGGAAAGGAGAACGCAATCAAATGGCGTCAGAAAAGAAAACTAAAAATGAGTGCATCGCCACTGAGTGGTTGGAAGAAGACAATCTGATGCTGATTGAGTGCTGGGCAAGAGACGGATATACTTTCCAGGATATTGCAAACAGAATCGGCATTGCGGTATCTACTCTTCGTGGTTGGAGAGCTCAATATCCAGAGTTTGATGAGGCCCTTAAGAGAGGCCGAGAGATAATTGACTATAAAGTAGAAAATGCATTGCTTAAGTCTGCTTTAGGGTATAAAACAAAAGAAGTAAAGGTCACTACTACAATGCGTTATGGTAAGGTAGTTGAAACAGTTAAAGAGGTGACCGATAAAGAACAAGCACCTAATGTATCAGCTATTCAGTGTTGGTTGTATAACAGACTTCCTAATAAATGGAAGAAGAATAGAGACAACCTCATTGAGCTTGATGAAGAAGATACAAAGATTCAGGTGACAGTAACGAGAGCAAGTCAGTTGACTAAGCCAAATGCTCAGCATGATGATACAGTAGATGAAGAGTGGCAAGATGAAGTAAATCAGTCGATTGAAATTCGCAGTATGACAGAGGAAGAGAAGAAAGAAGCTGCTAAGAAAAAGGCTCAAGCTAAGAGTGAGGGCTCTCAAAAGCTGTCGACTAAAGTGGAGTCTGAAGCAAACGATGAGGACCTGGACTATTGGCCTGATGATTGGGAAGACGAAGATGAAGAATGGGAGGACTAAGCTATGAAGATTACAAAAGCAGTCAGCCCGGCATTCGAGGACTTTCTATTTGATTGGGACTATGAGAGATACTTACTAATTGGTGGGTATGGTTCAGGTAAGTCATATCACATTGCATTCAAGATAATCCTAAAGCTCTTAGAAGAGAAGAGAAAAGCATTGGTCATTAGAGAGGTGTTTGACACTATTCAGGAATCTTGTTATGACTTGATTGCCGAGATACTTGATGATATGGGTCTATTGACTACTGACCCTAAAGAGTTCAAGCAAAGGCAAAACAAAGTCTTGGCACTTAAGAGCCCACTAAGGTTCAGATTTAAGAATGGCAGTCAGATAATCTTTAAGGGAATGGACAAGCCTGAAAAGGTAAAGTCTATCAATGGTGTTTCTATTGTCTGGTTGGAAGAGTGTTCCGAGATTAAGTATGAAGGTTACAAAGAATTGCTTGGTCGTATTCGTACACCAAACGTAAGTATGCACTTCATCTTAAGCTGTAACCCTATCGGAAGAGATAATTGGGTGTATAGACATTTCTTTGTAAGACTGGATGATGAAGGCCAAGAACACGTAATGGTCGATGAGAAGAAGTTCTATGAGAAGAGATGCATAATCCATAATGGTACATACTTCCACCACAGCACACCGGATGACAATCCTTGGTTGCCTTGGCAATATCTTAAGAGACTTGACCAGCTCAAGGACTATGACTATCCTTTGTATATGGTTGCTCGTTGGGGAAGATTCGGTGCTACCGGTACGAGAGTATTGCCTCAGTTCTTGGTGGCTCATGATAAGGGCAAGTTCAAAGCAGCTATTGCTAAGCTTGGTCCTGAGAATCAGTACTTTGGATTTGACTTTGGTTTTGAGGAATCTTTCAACGCTGTTGTGTGTATGAGTGTAGACCTGAAAAACTCCGTGCTTTATGTATGGGATGAAATCTACATGAACCATGTGACAGATGATGTGTTTGCTAATCAGCCAGAGATGCAAGCTCTAAGGAAACGATTGAATGACCTGAACAATGCAGGTTATGCTAAGACGATTGTGGCAGATAATGAGGACCCAAAAGCAATTACTTACTACAGGCAGAATGGATTCAAGATTCGTGGTTGTAGGAATAAGTTTGCAGGTTCGAGATTGTCTAATACTCGTAAGGTAAAACGATTCAGAAAGATTGTGGTCAGCCCTAAATGCAAGAATGTTATTCGTGAGCTTAAGGACTTGACTTACAAGAAAGACGCAAAAGGTAATGTGATTTATGACCAGTTCAACATTGACCCTCACAGCTTCTCAGCTATATGGTATGCACTTGATACAGTGACCGTTGCTGATGTTAAGCAGAAGGACTTCAATAGTAAGGCTGGTTGATGGAGGTGCTTTATGACAGTTCGAAGGAGACGAGAACGAAAGGGCATCTTCAAGAGAGTAAAGGAATGGATTGGCAAAATAGGTACATTGAACATCGTGCTTATTTGTGTCGGATTGTTCTTTGTCTGGTTTAACTACCAGATGTTGGAGATGTTCAAGCTTTGTGGCGCTATTCCTGAGACTTATGCATGCGCAGTCATTGCAGCTACCATTGGTGAGTGTGGAATCTGTGGATGGATAAGGACGAACAAGGATAAGAAAACACAAAGGGAATGGGATAAAGAGGACCAAAAGGAAAGGGAATCAAATAACGAGGAAGGAGGAAAAGGATAATGACTATCGAGATTTTTCTGATGATGCTGCTTGCATGTTCTATTCTGACTACGCTCACTGTGGAAGCAATCAAGAAGATGTTTACCAATGGTGAAGCAAGAAAGGCGAACATTGTAGCTGCTGTGGTAGCTATCGTTCTGGCAGTTGCTATTGCCATTATTTATGCTATCATGTTTGCAGTAACTGTGAATGCTCAGTACATCGTGATGATTATTGCTCTGTGCTTTCTGTCTTGGCTGTGTGCTATGGTCGGCTATGACAAGGTTGTTCAGGCGATTGCCCAGATTACAGGTAAGAATAAGGAGGGCTAAGTCATGTCAGCTGAGAGCATTTACAAGCAACTAAAGCAAGCTATCGGCAATGACTTTGGTGTGTTTGGTCTTATGGGTAACCTGAAGGCTGAATCGAATCTGCAAGCCAACAATCTTCAGAACACATATTCTAAGAAGTTTGGTATGACAGATGCTGAGTACACTAAAGCTGTTGATGATGGTAGCTATACGAACTTCGTAAGAGACAGTGCCGGCTATGGTTTGGCACAGTGGACATATTGGTCACGCAAGCAGAATTTGCTTAAGTACAAGGAAGCTTATGGCAGCTCAATCGGCGATGAGACAATGCAGGTTGCATTCATGATTGGTGAGCTTATGGCAAGCTATCCTACTGTATGGAATGTGCTTAAGAATGCTAAGTCTGTTAGAGAGGCATCTGATGTGGTGCTTACTCAATATGAGAGACCTGCTGACCAGTCCGAATCCGTTAAGGTTAAACGAGCTGCTTTTGGTGAAGAGCTTATGAAGCAGTTGGTTGGTACCACAACTACCGAGGGAAAGGAGGAAACGAAAGTGGGATTTACGAATAGTCCTTTGGTAGGCTACACGAACATTAGTTCTAAAAAGACTAAGAATCGTAAGTATGATATTACACGAATCACTCCTCACTGTATCGTTGGTCTTTGGGCTGCGAAAAAAGGATGTGATTACTTTGCAACTACTGACCGTGATTGCTCGGCTAACTATGTGGTTGGTTCTGATGGTGTCATTGGTCTGAGTGTTGATGAAAAGGACAGAAGCTGGTGTAGTTCTAATGCAGATAATGACAACAGAGCTATTACCATTGAATGTGCTTCTGATGCAAGTCACCCTTACGCATTTCCTACTATCACTTACAACAAGCTCATTGACTTGTGTGAGGACATCTGTAGGAGATATGGTAAGACCAAGTTGCTTTGGTTTGGTGACAAGAATAAGTCTCTCAATTACAAGCCGGCTGTCAATGAGATGGTGCTTACTGTGCATCGTTGGTTTGCAGCTAAGAGTTGTCCTGGTGACTGGATGTATGAGAGAATGGATGACCTTGCAAATGAGGTAACCAAGAGACTTGGTGGTACAGTTGCTACTGAGTCTGAGGAAAAGGAAGAGCCGAAGGTTGAACCTGCTACAACTTCTATCAAGGAAGGTGATGTAGTTAAGATTAAGTCTGGTGCTACTTACTACTCTGGCAAGGCAGTTCCTACATGGGTAAGGAATAAGCAGTGGATTGTCAAGGAAGTTTCTGGTAACAGAGTCGTGATTGATAAGTCTACTGATGGTAAGAACTCCATCTGCAGTCCTATTCATGCAGACTACTTGACTGTGGTTAAGACTACAGCTACCAAGGAACCTGAAATATTCAAGTCCTACACTGTAAGGGTTAAGATTAAGGACCTTTACATTAGAAAGGGTCCTGGCACTAACTATGGAAAGAATGGATTCATTCCTGTTGGTGTTTATACTATCGTTGCAGAGTCCAGTGGAGCTGGTGCTTCTAAGTGGGGCAAGCTCAAATCTGGTGCAGGCTGGATTAGTTTGGATTATGTAACGAAAATCTAAGGAGGTAATGGAAGATGGCTAGTGAAGAGGCTAAGGTCCAAGCGGCCGAAAATAGTACAGAAATCTTGACTGCTTTCAACCGTATTCCTTATGCATTGATAAATGCAGAAATCACCGGTGGTGCCAAGGACACTTTGGACGAGCTGACTGAAATCTGTAAATACTATAAGGTGTATAAGAAAGGTGCAAGCTTTACGGTAGAGGGAACAAATGGTGACTATGTACCTGCCAAGCTTAATTATAAGATGGCTGCTTCCCTCATCAATAAGGAAGCGAGATTCCTCTTTGCTGAGCCACCTGATATTACGGTTGAGCCCAAGGGCGATGTCGGTAAGATTACTGAAGATGCAAAGAATGCATTGACTGTCATGAATGACTTGGTCAAAACGATTTTGGATGCCAATAAGTTTGAGGAAGCTTTGATTAAGGCTGCTAAGGACTGTTTCATTGGCAAGCGAGTTGCCGGTTTGGTAAACTTCAATGAGGATGATGGTGTAACAATCACCTTCCTTCCTTCTACGCAGTTTATCTATGAGACACGAGTTGGTAACCCGAATATCGTAACCAAGTTTGTGTGTTTTATCATCGTAAAGAATTCAATCACATTGAGTGAGAAGCGAATCTTCAAAAAGAAGTTTGAACTTGTTACCGATGAAGATGGCAATGACACTGTTTATCTGGAAGAATCTCTTTATGATGGTGCCGGAAAGATTTTGGAAGAGGTGACTGAATATCAGCCGACCTTGATGCCTATGATTCCGGTAAGTATTTTCATCAATGATGGTTTGACCGGTGAGGATTCCGGTGAATCTGAAATTGACCTGCTTTCGGACTATGAGTCTTGGTATTCTAAGTTGTCCAATGCAGATATTGATGCTGAACGTAAGTCTATGAACCCGACCAAGTATGTGGTGGATATGGAGGCAAACTCCACTAAGAAACTTTCTACTGCTGCTGGTGCTTTGTGGGACCTTGGTTCTGACCAGAACCTGGACAAGCCTAATCCGCAGGTTGGTATTTTGGAACCGGGTATGAATTACAGTGATGCATTGAAAACTTCCCTTGATAGAATTAAGACTGTTGGTTATGAGCAGGTTGATATGCCGAACATCACACTTGAATCTATGCAAGGAGCAATCACTTCTGGTAAAGCTCTTAAAGCTATCTACTGGCCGTTGATTGTAAGGTGTAAAGAGAAGATGAAGATGTGGGGGCCTCAGCTTAGACAGATGATTCATATCATTCTGCAAGGTGCAATGGTTTATCCTAATTGCATTACTCAGTACACTAATCATACGGTCACAGCTGTGGACTATGAAATCACAGTTGTGCAGAATACTCCGCTACCTGAGGATGAAATCGAAGAGAAGAACATGGACTTGTCTGAGGTTGAATCTAAGACTATGAGCCGTAAAGCTTATATGAAGAAGTGGAGAGGCTTGACTGATGATGAGGTTCAGGAAGAGCTTGAGCAGATTGCTTTGGAACGTCAGATGATTGAGGACAGTTCATTCAGTCCTGCTGGTGGTTCCGACAATGAGCCTTATCCTTCTGGTGGTAAGAATCCGGAAGAAGAGGTTGAGGACATCGAAGAAATCGATATGACCGAAGAATAAGAAAGGAGGATGCCATAATGGCAGGCAACAAACTGATATTCAAGAATGCTGAAGAGGCGAGGAATGTTATTATGGCATCCCAGAAAAAAGAGATTGCCAAGCTCTATGAAGATTGGGCAGATGAGATTGGTGAGAGAGCTAATTACTACTCTCACAAATCCACTGCAAGTGCTCCAGTGTCTGAGCGATATTACAGAGAATTGCAGAAGCAATTAAGAGCCACAAGTCAGGAAGTTTCCAATGAGGTATATAGAAAAATCAGAACGAACATTCATACGGTTGCCGATGCGGTAATTGCCGATAATGTTAAGTGGCTTGCTGATTTTGGTTTTTCTGTTGATGGGTTGAATGCTGCATTTAGTTATGTGCCTGATGAGATTGTACGAAATCTTGTTACCGGTCAAATCTATGAAAGTGGTTGGAGTTTAAGCTCAAGAATTTGGAGTGATAATGAAGCTGCTCTCAAAGATATTTATCAGGTAATGGTAAAAGGACTTGCTGAAAATAAATCCATTTATGAGATTGCTAAGGACCTGGAATCTTATGTAAGACCAAGTGCTCGACTTCCTTGGAATCTTCGTATGAAAGATGGCGTAAAGATTTATAAAAAGCAGGTTGACTATAATGCTCAGCGATTGGCAAGGACTTTGGTCCAACATGGCTATCAGCAAAGCTTCATTGCAGCAACTCAGAAAAATCCATTCATTACCGAATATGTTTGGAGAAGTAATGGTAGTCGAGTTTGTGAATTGTGTTTAGCTCGTGATGGTGTTCATTATAAAAAGGATGAATTGCCTATGGACCACCCAAACGGAATGTGTACAATGGAACCTGTCGTGGTTGATAATATGGTTGACCAACTGGCAGATTGGTTTAATAGTCCTGATGGTACCTATCCTGATATTGATGAATTTGCTAAGAACTTTGGATATAATCCAGATTAACTCAGATAACCCCAGAATGAATTTTAGGATATTATATTATAATTTATATATTTATTCCAAAAGGTTCATTCTGGATTAAATCTGGACCTCTGGAGAATATACATCAAAATGAGGTTTTGGATATACCTAAAATAAGTTCGAAAATAATTCAAATATTTTTCAAAAAGATATGTACAAGTCAGGAAAAATATGGTATAATAAATACAAGTGGTTGGGAGGACCAAATGAAAATCTAAAGGAGGAAATCCGATGAGTGAAATCAATCGAGAACGAATGTCCTTGATGGTTGAATGTGAGGATTGCAAACAGAAGTTTGAGATTACTTCAGGTGAAGCTGCACATTCAGTAACCCACAAGAAAGAGTTCAATGTAAATGGTCAATCAATATTCCTTACATATTACGATTGCCCAAGTTGTGGCAGACGCCATTATGTCCAAATTGATGATAAGACATCCCTTAATAAATTGAGAGAAGTTTCTCAGCAGTTTGTTAAGTTGTCTGTTGCAAGAAGAAAGGGCAAAGAAATTCCACAAAAGCAATCAGCTAAATTCAAGAAAGCTCGACAGCACCTGTCTGACTACAGGATGAATCTTATGAAACAATACACCGGTAAGTTGATTCACGACAACGAAACGGATTCTGATTTTGTGTTGAGGTTTTCGGTATGAAGCAGAACGAATCAGAGAAAATAATTTATTGTGATAAATGTAAGCATGAGTTTCTCTTGAAAGCTGTGGAGATAAAAGAGGCCATCGTCAAAATTGGTGATGTGTCGGTTACCTTGGTTTATTTTACGTGTCCAAAGTGTAATAAGATTTACCGTGTGTCCATCCAGGATAAACGTTATTATGAACTTAAAGAGGACCTTGAGAAAACTAAAAAGAGGATTCGAAGAAATCATGGTAGCAATAATGTTGAGATGGCAAGAATGCTGAACTCTATGGTTGTTAAAAAGCATGAGCGATTGGCAGCCTATGTTAAGAAAGTGAATGAGACATTCAACGGGACGTTTACCTTTGTGGCGTCTGAAAACAATCAAGAGGAAAAATCAATCATATATCTACCATGAGTATCATGGAACAAGGAGGAAAAATCAAAATGGCTGACGAAACCAAGAACAACAACCTCACTGATGAGGAAATTGAAGAGAACGAGGACGTTGAAGACCAGGACAACAAGGATGATTCTGGAAAGTCCGGTGATGATAAATCCGGTAAGGGTGATGATAAAGGTTTCAAAGGTGGTAAGACCTTCACTCAGGACCAGGTAAATCGCATGATGACCCGCGAGAAAAATCAGGGTCGTAATGCTGCTTACAAGGAGTTGGGTATTGACCCTAAGGACACTAAGATGGTCAATATGTTCAAAGCTTTTGTCGAAAGTCAGAAGACCGATGAACAGAAGGCTGCCGAAAAGGAAACTGAAAATCAGACCAAAATGAACGAAGCCGAGCAGAGAGCTCAGGTTGCTGAAGCTAAAGCTGAAGCTATGATGTTGGGTGTTAAGACCCAGTATGTGGATGATGTGGTTACTCTTGCACTTGCAAAGATGACTGAAGATTCCGACTTGAAGACTATCATCGGTGAGTTCAAGACTAAGTACCCTGTTTGGTTCGGTGAATCCGAAGAGGATGACGATAAGGGCAAGGGTAAAGACACCAAAGGTAAGACTGGCCAGAAGGGAACCGGTTCTTCTGTCAAGACTTCTAAGGAAGACAAGAAGGCAGATGAAAAAGGTTTGGGTGCACGTCTTGCCGCACAGCGCCGTGGTACTGGTAAGAAGTCCAGCTACTGGGGCAATAACAAATAAATGGAGGTAATGAAAGATGCTGAATCGTAGTGGTATCACTAATACGAGCATGGCGGCAACTAAGCAGATTCTTGCTAATGTTGACCTTCAGAGCTCTGTTGGTTGTATCGTGCCTCAGACTCTTGGTGTTGTTGTAGGCTCCAAGAAAATCGCGAAGGCAGGTACTCCTATCAAGATTGACTTGATGAATCTTCAGACCGCAGTCATTAAGGCTGATGGTACTACACCCCTCAATGCCGTGTTGCTTCACGACGTTGATGTAACTGCTGGCAATGCTAATGGCACTGCCCTGATTTTTGGTTTTGTGAATGTGAATCGTGTGGATTCTGACGTTGCTGCTGCAATCACTACTGCAGTTGCAGCTGATGGTGTTTCTCAGATGATTACGTTCATGAAAGCGTAAGTAAAGGAGGACAAAAGAGATGACTATTTTCGATTTGATGCAGAGTGTTGAACTCGTTGCATATTGGGAAGAGCTCACTCAGGATGAAGCTCCTTATCCTTGTGAGGAACTGTTCCCGGATGATAAGAAGAGAGGCATTTCCCTTAAGTGGATTAAGGGTTCTAAGGGCCTCCCTGTCGTACTTAAGACTTCTGCTTTTGATGTGCATGCAATTCCTCGTGCACGTATCGGCTTTGATAAGCTCACTGCAGAAATGCCTTACTTTAAGGAATCTACCTACATCGATGAAGAGCTTCGTCAGGAACTCAATCTTGTTCTTGAGACTGGCAATCAGGCCTACATCGATTCCGTTATGAACAAGATTTTTGACGATGAAACTCGTCTGCTTCGTGGTGCTGCTGCTTCTCGTGAGAGAATGCGTATGATGGCACTCACTACCGGTATTATCTCTATGGCTGCAAATGGCCAGAGCTTCACTTTCGATTATGGTGTAACTCATAAGGGTAATGCTGCAGTTGCTTGGTCTGACCATGCTAACTCTGACCCTATCGAGGATATTCGTGTTGCTAAGGAAGCAATTCAGGATGAGACCGGTGCTGTTATCACTCGTGCTATGTGTGATGGTGCTACTTGGAGAAATATCCGCAACAATGATAAGATTAAGAAGGCAATCTTCGTTCTTACCAATGGTGCTGGTGCTATTTCTGATAAGCAGCTTCGTCAGTACATTATGGACGAGCTCGAAATCGACGTTATGGTTAACGATAAGCGTTACAAGGATGAGAACGAGCAGACTGCTAAGTTCATGCCTGCTAACACTTTCGTTATGTTCCCTGACGGCGACCTCGGCAAGACTTGGTTCGGTACTACTCCTGCAGAGTCTGACCTCATGTCTGGTTCTGTTGCGAACGTATCTATTACCGATACCGGTGTTGCAGTTACTACCGTTCAGAAGGCTGACCCTGTTCAGGTTGAGACTATCGTTTCTATGATTTGTCTGCCTTCCTTTGAAGCTGCTGACCAGGTGTATATTATGGACACCACTGCAGCTTAATCGAAGGAGGAATGAATTGTGGTAAAAATTACAAACGGTAAAGAAATTTTTGAGGTAACTCGTGGTGCTTTTGACGGGATTTATTCCCGTCAGGGCTACACTATTCTTGATGAAAATAAATCTGCAGAGCAGAATGAAAATCCTAATGTTCCTGAAAAGACTGAGGACGAAAAGTTTCTTGATGAAATCATCGAGAAGCCTATTTCTCAGTGGAACAAGGATGAGATAAAACGTTTTGCTGTTCTTAAGGAAATCGATATTACTGATACCAAGAACGCTAATGAAGCGAGGGAACTTATTAAAGAGTTTCTTAATGGCAATGAATAAGAGGTGAAAGCTATGACGGATGTTGAAAAAATTAGATATATCATGAAAGAAACAAGAGAAGCACAAGCCCCTTATTTTGATGAAGATGATTTTCTACATTATCTTAATAAAAATAATGGTGATGTAAATGCCACTATTTATGAAATGCTTATTATTAAATCTGAAGATTCGACAATTTCCGTCAGTGGTCTTTCAACTCAGGACACATCCAGTTATTTTAAGAGATTGGCATCTCGTTACAAACAGTTTAATTCTGGAATTCTTAAAGGAGGCTGATTATAATGGTAAACACCAAGTTTGAAGCGTATAAAATACGTAGAGAACTTAAGAAAGTTGGGAAAGAATATGAGTTTAAAAGAGCTGAGTTAAATAACTTTAAGGAGCCAACAGAAAACGAATTGTTTGTAGGTAAATTAACGGGGTTATATCACGAACAAAATGGTCATGTTG